ATCAGCACCGAAGTTGATGATAGTGATTCTGTAAGATTCGATTGACTTATGAGATCTTAGATGAATTGTTGTTAGATTTATCTTTCGCTGCTAAGAAAGGTGGAGGAGATCACAACTTCTTAGGATTAACAGGTATGATGGGTATGCGTGAGTTTGATGCAGCAATGAAAGACTACGCTCGTGGTAATAACATTACTGTTGACAACAACGGAACATTCATTACTGGATCAGGTGCTGACTTAGAGTTCACTGGTTACTTCCGTCGAGTTACATTCATGAATGGTATTAAATTGACTATGAAGGAGTTCCCTCCATACGATGATATCACTCGTAACCGTCAGATTCACCCAATCTCTCAAAAGCCAATCGAATCTTACAGAATCACTATCATCAACTTCGGTGCTGATGGAGAAGGTGGAACTAACATCTGTAAAATGGCATTGAAAGATTCTGAAATGTCTATGTGGACTGTAGCTGGATCAACTGACTCTACTGGAGGCGTTGCGAATAGCTTAGGTGTGAATAGAGCTTCAGGAGTGGATGGGTACGAAATGCACTTCTTATCTCAATCAGGGATTAGAATTAAGAATCCATTATCTTGTGGAGAATTAATCTACAGAGTAGTATAATCGGTTCTAAACCATATAATAAAAACCTCAAGTTAACTCTTGGGGTTTTTTTATTCCGTATATTTAATAGAGATTAAAAAATATATTATGGCAATTGTAGAGATTAAGAGACTAGACAAATTAACATGGGGCGCTGAGCACAAGACCTCGGGAGAAATCCTTCAGAAATTTAATGATTGTAGTGATCATTGGCGAGTAGGAGTTTCTTTAAAAACAGGCTCAAAAGTTACAGGGCTAGATCCTGAAAAACAAGCATACTTCGAAGAGAAGTTGTTCTTAAAGAACGGTGAGCTTGCAGTAGATTCTCCTTATTGGGATTCATTTAAAATTGTAATTCCTGAGAAAGGATTAAAGCTTGATACATCTGATACATTATCAGAGCTTAAGGTATCTGTTCTTACTAGCTGCCCTAAAACAGCGAACAATATCGGTGAAGGTATGAGGTCGAAGAAGAAGGAGTATGTTGTATTCGATGTAAACAACGAAGCTAGAATAGCCAACTCTGATAGAGAGTTTAAAATCAAGGCTTACATTGCTCTTGATAAGATGAGCGCTGATGAGATTTATGATACTTTATTCATGATCGGCATGAACCCTTCAGGAATGTCTCCTGAGGTAGCTAGAGACTCTATTGGTAAAGAAGTAGATGCTGACGCTAAGAGGTTCTGTAACATCATTGGTGACGGAAACTTCAAAGACAAGGTTCGAATCGTTAAATGGATTAGATCAGGAGTTCTTAAAAAAGTAGGTGTTGGTAACTCAATGAACATGCCGGTTAAGTTTGGTGAGATTCTATTAGGTAATAACTTAATGGAGGCTGTGAATTACCTTAACGCTAAAGAGAACGCTAACATCCTAGAGGGTATTCTAGACATGGAGAGCACTATAGATAATTAATATGACAAGAGATGAAATGATACTAGAAATGGACCAATCTTTAGACAAGGTTGGTTCATTTTTTGCTGATCTAGATAAGCAGGATTACTACTTCTATTTAACAGAGTCTATGCATCGGTTCATTAAGCAGAGATATCAAAGGAATAACATTTACCAAAAAGGATTTGAAGAGAGCGTAAAGCGATCTGAGGATTTAAAAGGAGTTGTTAAGTCAGGATATATCCAAGGGATAGATACAGGAGGTTCTTCTCTTCATTTAGTAGATACAATCACAACAGATGAAGCTGGATTAACTCCTTCGACTAATGAGTACATGTTTCTTGTTAAGATAGAAGGCAAGACTGACGGCTGTAAGGTTTGGAATAGTATTGATATGGTTCAGCAAGATGATTGGTTTTCTATAAAAAAAGATCCTTTCAATGAGCCTACAGTTAACGATCCTAAAGGATTATTTGAGAGTGAAGGTATATTAATAGAGCCTGTGACTAGCGTTGTGAAGGTGACTTATATTCAGAATCCTCCATCGATATCTGATACTCAAGATTGTATCCTTTCAGAGCATACGCACAAAGAAATAGTTCAACTAGCTGTTTCTCTCGTAATAGAGAATATCGAGAGTCCTAGAGTGCAAACTCATGACAAATCGAATATAGAATAGTAATTATAACCTAAAAATTAAAAGATGTCTAATTATTCAAAAGTGACGAGAGTACTGATTGGCGATGGCACTAACTCAGAAGTTTCAGTAGCAGCTCTAGCTACAATAAAAAAAGGAGACCTAGTGTTGTTAGATTCAAAAAACAACATTTTAGACGCAACCACGGCTGCTGCTGTTTCTTTACAGGATCCAGTTTTTGTAGCAATGGGTACTGGCAGCGGTAAGTTCATTAAATCATCACCTATTGTAGGGGAAACTATTGGTAGGTACGTTGGTACTTCATCTGTTGCTCCGGTACAAAAAGTACAAGCGCTAGGTTATAATGGAACTGCTGGAAGATTTGTTGTTACTGCAGGAGAAGAGTATAGATTAAGAATCTTAGTTAAAGATTTATCTAGACCAAACTGGCAGCGACCAACTATGGCTGATGCTAACTACACAGCAAAAACAGGAGAAGACGCTACTTCAGTAGCATCTAAATTAGCTGCTTTAATTACTCAAAAAGATAAGGGTCATTCTTTTATCGAAGATAAGTTCAGAGTAGAAGTATTGACTGACGGTACGTTAGATACTGCTATCACTAGTTGTATCGTTACTTACGGGTCTAAAGAAGTGTTCAAAGCCTCTCACGGTTTAACTGCTGGAGCTGTTGTATCTATCGCTGGAGCTACATATACCGTCGCTAAAGTTTACGGTACTGATTCTTTCGTTTTAAACATGGTTTATCAAGGTGTTTCAGGTTCTGAATCTGTATCTCCATTGACAGCTATCACTTCAGTTGGGATTAGAGTTTCTGCTATCGAGGTAGAAGGGTTCAAAGGTATCGATGGGTATGAGATCACAAACTTCTCTGCTGTGTTAAGTGGAGCGGATGATTATGACCCTTCTCAATACTTAGCTGACTCTACTACTGTGACTGAGATGAATCCTGGACAGGGATTTTGGAAGCAAGTATTTGACGCAGAAATGACATCTAGATCTTACTTAGGTGCGCCAATGGATAGAATCTCTTACGATTCTAAGTTGGTTGAATCTAATGTAGTTGAAGGTACTGAGTATGACTCTATCGTTATTTCTCATGCTAATGTTCATTATTCAGATTGGAGTTACCGTCAACACTCTCCATTACAGACTGAGATTTATATTCCTAAGGATGGAGCTCAAGGAGACGACAATCCTGCTACTAGCTTCTTACATATCTTAAATGAATATGTTACTCAAGGAGGAAGATTCCAAAGAATCACATTATAGTAATCTCTTACCATAATCATATAAAGGGTTGGCTTGTTTAGGTCAGCCCTTTTTTGTTGCCGTAAACTATATTATGAAATTATCTCAAATAGTATACAACATTAAAAACCTTTTAGAGAAAGGTCAATCTTCTGATGACTTTATATTATCTGACAGGCAATGGAGTTTTGTGGTGAATTACTACAGAGCTAAAATAATAAAGCAGAACCTTCAGAAAGGGATATTATCGGATCAATTCAAACAGAGAACAGTATTGACTTATGACCCAATGACTGACTCTTTCTTACTGCCAGCGATGCCTGTTGAAGATGGGATCACTTATGTAGGTACTCCCGAAAAGAGGTTTGTAAAAGTCCCATTTGGTGCCACGCAATATACTCAATACGCTAGAGTAACTTCTAATATGCCTAGATGGTATTTAATTCCAAAAGGTATTAAATTGCAGAATGAGAATACTAAGATGTTAAAGAAGCTTAGGGTAGAGGGGATATTTGAAGACCCTATGGTAATAGAGGAATGCAACAATCCTAAGTGTGGATTGGATTTCGAGTACCCTATACCTATGAATTATGTAGATCTAATTGTTAAGATGATAGCTGAAACAGAATTATCTATCTTAACAGCTCTACCTGCTAACACACAAAACGATGGTTTAAATCAATTGGAACAAGTACAGGGATCTAGATGATAGACGCAACAAAGAAGACGGAGGATTTCTATGGCGATTATATCAATGAAGTCTCGAATCCTGTCAAGAATAAGAAGATGTTCAAGAGAATAATCGGAGAGTATTGCCGGTTAATGGCTAGAGATTTCTTGCTGAGAGGGTTCGTTAAGTTGCCTGCTATGCTTGGTGTAGTTGACCTGTATAAATTCAAAGACAGTAAAAAGAAAAGCTGGGAGCATACGGAGAAGATGAAGCCAACATGGATAAGAGGGAGTAGCAAGAATGGTCACTCGATATTATTCTCAAAGCAATTGTATAGAAAGATGTACAAAGATTATAATAGATTAATCTATAAAGCAAAAGAAAAGAAATGATTTACAAAACGGAAAGTATTTACGTCTCTATTGAGAAAATCATAAGGGATTTAGGGCTAGGCTCAGGAGAGATACCTGAGCATGACTTCATAGAATGGGCTATGGACGCGCTGGAGCATATAGGAGCTTACACGCAGTTCACAATGAAGTCTTGCAACTTAGCAGTCATAGATCACAAAGCAACGCTGCCATGCGATTTACATCAAGTCCATACATTTGTTAAGGCTGTTTCTGTTAAGCTCAATGATGATTACAGGTTCTATGCTGGCACCTACCAACAAGCTCTAGCTGATGCTGATCAAGATTGGTCAGAAATGCCGGCTTATGAGAAGTATAAAGATTTACTTGCAGGAATTACTAGACCTAGCAACTACAATGATATCGATAAGCCTTTTAACAATCTTAGAAGGAATGCCGATATGTTTAAGACTGATGACTCATGGAGCGCTGAGGACTATGTAGTGAATCACAACACTGTGACTACTGCATTTAAAGAGGGGGTTATCTATTTAAGGTACCTAGCCTTCCCTGTTGACGAGAATGGATTACCCGAAGTTCCTGCCAATGTTTCATTTAGAGATGCAATATTTTGGAAGATATGTTATCACTTGTCATTAAGAGGTTCTGAATTGATTAAGAGTCAAAGGCTAAAAGATCCTGAATACTGTAAACAGAAATGGGATTTCTATTGTGTTCAAGCGAGAGCTGAAGCAAACATGATGGATCTTGAAGGAACAATAAGAATAGCAAACAACATGAATCGATTGATTAAAACTCAAGACGATTGGATGAATGGATTTAGAAATTTAGGGAACCCATCAAGTTTTGTAGCAAATGGAAGAAATTAATAAAGCCATGGGAGGGTTGAACTCAGATGTTCACCCTGCCTACCAACCGGCTCACACAGTAAGAGATATGAACAACTTTGTCCCAATGTCAATAGATGGTAATTTGAATACTATTGAGAACTCAGATGGCAACATTCTTACGTCTGTCGTCTTTCCTAATGGCTTTGAAGTTATAGGGCATTATCTTTTGAATACTGATTTGATTGTTGTTTTGGTAAAATCTGACGGTAACGGAGGTTATTACTCTCAGGTCGGGGTTATTACAGAAGAAATGTCAGGATTTGAATACGAAGCCGTGGCCCCTGTGGATTCTAATGGAGATGTACCTATTAATAATAGCGAGCTTGGGTTTTCTTTGAATCACCCTGTTCAATGCGAGGCTAGAAAGCTAATAGATGGGCATAGAGTCTTGTATTACACAGATAATAACATCGAGCCGGGAAGAGTTGATCTAGATAACCCTCCATTAGTAGGAAGTGTTAAGTTTGAGTCTTCTTTAGTTCCTGATATGAAAATCCCTCAAATTAGCTTTGAGGTTGAGTATGGTAGGCCTGGGTCTAAGTTCAAACCTGGCATGGTTCAGATAGTTACTAGGTATATAACAGATTCAGGTGGAGCAACATTCTTTGGTCTTCCTTCTAATCCTATAAAGATTTACAACGGAGACTCTGCTCAATCTACAGAAGGAGGGTATAATGAATTTGATGAAAGCAATAATCCGGACGGGTATGTCTTAGGTAAATCCTATAATCTAATATTTAACAATGTAGACACTAACTACAAAAACTTAGAAGTCTTTGTTATATATTACGAAGGTGATTTTAGCCCTGTACCTAGATGTACTAGGTTGGTGACATTACCAATCAGTTCTGACAAAGCAGAGTATAGCATGTCTTCTATAGATACCGAGGAAGCTTTGGATATAACTCTTGATGAAGTTAACGCTCAGGCCACCTCTTATAACAGAGCTAAATGCATATCTCAAAAAGATAACACGCTTTTCTTAGGTAACTTAAGTTCGTCATCTACTAACGATGAGCTTCAAGAAATAGCTAATGCTGTTGAGGTGAGCTACAGGGTAAAAAGCGTTCCTTATTCAAATAGAGAATATTCTGATAGTCAAGATGAAAGTTTTACAATAAGTAATTCTTTTATAACTGGCCCTAATACAATAAATATTGTAGCCAGCTCTCCATTTTTGACTCACGAATCGTCAGCTTCTGAATACAAATACTATATAGACAAAGCACCTGCTTCAGGTTTCGTTTTGATCAATTCTATCCCGGCGGCTGGAGAGCAAGTAACTATAACACCAGCATCGGGTTCGGATATAGTACTTACATTTGTTTCAGGAACACCTTCTTCCGATTCAGAGATCGAAATAGGTACTGATGAAGCGTCTTGCGCTTTGTCTTTATCAACAACTATTAACAATCTCATAGAGGCTAGTTCTTTCACTTCTTACATAGACAGCGGAGACCCAGCTAAATGCAATATATATGTTAACGATTCTAAAGATGAAGCTACGCTTACGGTAGGAGCATCTATGACTAAAGAGGATTTAGTCTTAGGTAGTAGTGAAATAAATTCATCTCCATCTTCTGTTTCTAAGAGTGGAGATACTATTGTATTAAGCTTCAATAGTATCGTATATGCAGGGGGTAAAATCTCTTCAGATAGTAATTTTAGTGGAGAAGGAGGCGTGGTTGATGGGTTTGATTTGAATGTTATCCCTGTTATATCAAGCGACACTGATGGGGCGTCCTCTTCTATTACTGACTATGTGAATGAAAATATAATATCTTCTAACGCTTCTTACAGAAGAGGGGAAGTTTATTCATTAGGGTTTGGGCTGCTATATAATAACGGATCAACATCTCCTGTTTTTCATATCCCAGGAAGTTCTTCTATTGGATCTTCTTTAGGTAAGAATGATCATCCTAGTTGGTCTTCTAACAAAAACCAACAGACCGGTGAATTAGGTGCTTTTGTCTCTTCTTTAGATTATCAAAGAAATAGTATTATGCCAGGAGACCTCCCTGGAGATGATAATAGTTCAGTAGGGCAATCTGGATTAGAAAGAAATATTAGACATCACTTGATGCCTGATTTGAGCACAGAGAATCATGTTTCTTTCTCGGGTGGTTCTGCCAACATTAGAATACTTACATTAGATTTTAATTTCGTTAAATCAATACCTTCTAGTGTTTTAGATAATGTTCAAGAGGTGTTATTCTTTAGAGAAAGCAGAAGCGAAGGGAACAGCAAATCTGTCATTGCTCAAGGGTTATTAAATAAGATGTGCGTTACTGCGGATAAATTCAATAAAAACAACGGCAATGTTGATGGATCAGGGGTGTATCAGGTTAATGGAAATGACGTTAACATTAATTCAAAAGTCCTACCTTCTATATTTGACGGGGTGGCATCAATAAACAGTTGGCCTGGAGAAGGATTGGCTTATCAAGGAAAATCATCAGGAAGCAATATGCCTGACGCTGGAGATATGTTTAGAGATGACCATGCTGTATTTATATGTCCTGAATCAACTTTTAACTCAGTTATTAGAGGAGAAGATCTATCGTCAGCTACATTAAGACCTTTAATAGCAATGGAAGATGAGAATTTCTCTATATCAGGCCCTATAATTAGCTCAACTGACCAGCCTGATCAAGGAGAATGGTCTTATGAAGAAACAAAAGGAAGAGTGTATTCAAACAAGGACGGAACAAACTCGGTTGGTCTTGAGTATTATCCGTCAATGAAATCTATATTCAACTACAATAAAATACACGATATAACTATAAATGACAAAACAGATGTTACAATAGACAAGGGAAGAACAAACGATTCAGGTAAAAATCCAAATGATCAGTTGTCAAGTGATACATACAAGTATTTAGGAAAATGGACAGAGAAGCTTATTGAGATAGTTACTACAACACCAATAAAAGAAAGGGCGAGTAATTACTCAGTAGAAATGAGAGGGTTTGCTTTTTCTCCTGGGTTTGATCCTGATGGCAGCCCTGACGGTAGGGATTATGCTGTGAAAATACAAGGTAACAACAAAGGTAACGGATACCATAAATACTTGTATAATATAGAAACCGAAATACCTTCTCAATACGGGTCCATAGGAGGTAACTATCTTCTGATAGGTAGAGAACCAACAGGAAGCTCTTCGTACTATGAAATATCAGGAGGCGATACTTATATCACAAAGTATCATCACATGACAGAATCAATAGTTCCTTGGCAATGCCAAAAAAGAGTTAATGGCAGTAGTAGCGAGTATACCCACAGACAGGTTAACGACTCAAAAAGAGCGATAATGTGCAAGGTTGACGGGAGAGATAATCTTGTCCACCCTGAAGGGTCTCTAAATGATGGATTTGTTGATGGAGCATCATTTATTACAAACTATTATTTCTTTGTAGAAAGTGATATAAACACTTATCTTCGACATTCTAGTGATAATGGAGAATACACGGGGACATACTTCCCTAAGAATTCTTGGAAATCTGCTTATGAAGGGTTTTATGGATGGAGAGGTAACGAAAGTAATTATAACGCTCAGTACTCACTAGGTCCTATAGCGAGAACTTATAGTACTATATTTAATCAAACTGTAGTTTCTAAATTTGAGAACAGGATTATATATTCGATTCAAGCAGCAAACGACGATACTTCTGACTCTTATAGAGTCTTTTTGCAGAATGATTATTATGATCTACCAGCGCACAAAGGACCTATTTGGAATATGCCCGTTGTATTCAATACTCTTTACGCTCATACACCTAAAAGCTTATGGAAGACATTTGCTGAACCTGCAGCTACACTTGATAGTCAATCTATTGGTGAAGTGGTTTTAGGTACAGGAGCTCTATTCCAAAGACCATCTCAAGAGTTGATGACAACTGAAGGAGGTTACGGAGGCACTGTTTCTCAATTTGGAGGTGTTCATACTAATTTCGGGTATATGTTTGTTGATCAGCTTCAGAAGAAGATATTTGCCTTAACGCCCGGCCCGAACATGAGAGACCTAACTGAAAACACTATTTCCACATTTGTTAATAATAACATGGAAACACTGAAGAGTGTAGACTCAGATAATAGTTCAGGAATAGATAACCCTTATCAAGGTGTTGGTTTCACAGGTGGGTATGATTATAGGTTAGGTATAGCGTATTTATCTAACCTAGGAAACAATCCATGGACATTAGGGTTCTCATCGAAAATGAATTCATTCTTTGGATTCTTTGATTACAGACCTGATGCATTTATACAGTATAATAATAGATTGCTAGAGATTAAAGATAGTGAGATATGGGAAGCAAACAAAGGGAGCAAGAATAACTTTTACGGTGTATTAAAGGATTCTTATTTAGAAATAGTTGCAGGAACAGCTAATCAACAAGCGAAGGTTTTTGATCAATTAGTGATAGATAGTGAAGAAGTTGATAATGAAACATTCACAAACTTAAAGGTTGACACTAATAGCGTAACTACTGGAGATAAAACATTAGTAACGATTAGATCAAAGAGAGATAGATTGTTTGACGGGAATGCGTATGCTGTTTCTAGGAATGAGGAATTCAGAGTCTCAATACCTAAGTCTACAGACAGATCTAGAATAAAAGGTGATTTCTCTAAGATAAGGCTCTCGTACAATAAAAGTAAGAAGTTTGTACTGAAACAGATTATGACTATATTTAGAGTTAACAATGGTTAAAGATAAATACAATAAAACAAAACCAAGATATAGAAAGGCTTCGGGTGGCTATCAAAAGCTACCTGAACCTACTATACCTTCAGGGGGTGATATAGCATCTCAGGCAATGAGTAGTGCGGCTGCTGGAGCGAGCGCTGGAGCTGCATTCGGTCCTTACGGCGCCGCTATAGGAGGGGCTGTTGGTGGTATTACCGGCGCTGTTAGTGGGTTCGCAGGGAAGAAGTCTGCTGAAAATAGATTATCTGCTGTTAGAGATAAAAATAAAGCTATCGATAAAACTATCGAGCAACAAGATAGTGCCATAAAAGACCAGCAAGAGATTAATTACATAGCTGAAGATGGTGTTCAAGGGCCTGTGGATAATTCTGCTGTTGAGTTTGAGTTAGGCGAGATTCATGGTACTCCGAAGTACAGGAGAGATGGGCAACTTATAGGTTTCGAAATAAAAAATATTGCTCCTGATGTTTCTCATGAAGAAGCTAACGAGAATAATCCTGACAATTTAATACCAACTAGGGAAGGATTAAATACAGGTACAGCAAGACCTGACATCACAGATAAGCCTGCAATGGAGGATGGTGATACGATTCTGCCTACTCAAGACAAAGATTATTACAACGAAGTGATGGGGCTTATAGAAAGAGCTAACAAAGGGGATTTTCAGGCCGGAAGTGAATTAAACAAGATAATAAACTCTCTACCAACTGATGAGAGTAATGATAAAGAAGATATGGGGAAAAAGAAATACTCAAACGGAGTTGCTAAGTACGCCTCTGTTGCCAACACCTTGATGCAGTCATCAAAGGATATTGAAGGAGTTAATAGACGAAATATGAAGTCTAAGGCTCAGAAGTATGTTAGAGACACCGAGAAAGAAGAGAGAGATATACTAGAAAGTAGAAACGCTGCAGCTAGTAGAATGAGAGGAAAAGCTATGAGTGCTGGACAAGCAAACGCGTATTCTTCTAACCTGCAAAGAAACGCTGATAAAGCTAAAGAAGACGTTAATGCTAGAGAGAGAGCAGCTCAAAGAGCTATTGAGGCTCAGAATATCAATAGAGAGAATCAGGATCAAGCTACGAACCTTCAATTAGAAAATCAATACGATGATATCGAAAGAAGACAAAGAGCTGGTAAGGACGCTTATAGAGACACAGGCTTCAAAGGTATCTCTGAGCATGCAATGGTAAATGAGAGACAAAAATATCAAGAATCTTTAGATCAAAAGAAAATGGATCGAGAAGATGAGATACTAGAACAAGGAATGTTGAATTCTACTAACTATATTTACAATAACAAAACCGGAAAGGTTGAATACAAGAAAAACAGAGATGGTGTTAGAAGTAAAAGAAAGTATAAGTAATGAATGAATATAACAGACCCATACAAGCGCGACCTGAGGATACTTATGTTTCTCAGTATGTTGCTAAACCATTAGATCTAATTAAAGCTAATGTTGACGCTAAGCAGAAAGGTTACAATGACGTAGCCTCTGCTGCTGCAGCTGTTGGAGATGATATAGAATGGGATTTGGTTTCCGAGGATACCAGTCAATTAAATACTGATTTAGCAGAATCGAAAGCTAGAATAGCAAATGCTCTAGAGCAATATGATGGAGATTACTCTAAAATAGGAGGGGTTGTATCATCTGAAGCTAAAAGACTCAAGAACTCTACTCAAAGCGTTGGTTATAAGTTTGGTTTAGAAAACAAGAAAAGAATAGAGACAGACGAGACAAATGTAGCTAAACACAGTAACAGATATGATATAGCTGAATTACAAGACCGTAGAGGTAGATGGGGAGAAGCTGGAGGATCTTGGAAAGGTAATCGATACAATAATATTGAAACATTAGGTGATTTCGATGTAGATAAAGTGATGACTGATGCTGTTAACAAACTTAAAGACAGCGGAAATACTGATGTCAAGACTGAATGGAGTACTGACGGATTAATGAAAACAATCACTACGGATGGGTGGACAGGAATTTTAGGGAAAACAGTTAAAGACGCAGCGGAAAGAGCATTGGATAGAAGTGATAAATTCAAACTGCTTGTTAGTAGGATAGCTAAATTCGACAAAGGGCTTGACCTCTCTACTGAAGAAGGCCAAAAAGCATACTCTGAACTTTATAATGAAGTAAAAGAAGACGCTATGAAAGGCATAGATGTTTACGCTACTAACAAATATGTAGACAAGAGTGTAGAAAGCAAGACGGCATTAGCGAATGCATTGGCGAAGAAAAAAGTTGAAGACGGTGCTGCTAGAGTAATGACTTCTCATCAATTAAAAAACACTAACAATACCGCTTATACAGATGCGTTCTCTGAGGATGGCTTCTTTGACCCTGCTAAAAAAGTGACAAAGGAAGAGTTTGATTTAGCAAACACACAAACCGGGAAAGGACTATTCAATGTGGCTGCTTTCGGTAAAGACTTAGCTTCAGCTAACAGCAAACTAGAAGGATTGAATAATTCTTTTGGCTCTGATTGGTCAAACAACTTAGGATCCATGTTAAAGGTAGCTAAGTATTTTTCTTCAGGGGATGCTTCAGGATTGAATAATGATCAGTTGTCTTCTCTTAAAGGTGTTCAGTTTGATAGTGCTGCTCAAAGAGAAAAGGTTTCGAATAATATGAAGGCCTATGTTGCTCACAATAAAGACATGATGAGTGCTGAGCAAAACATTCTGAAAAAAGCTACTAAGGCAGGCATTATAACAGAAAGAACAAAAGACGTCATTAACTCTGTCCCGGCATTGTTGTCATCTTCAGATCCGGAGATGAAGCAGTTAGGGTCGTTTATAAAAGATTCATTAACAGGTAGTGGTATTGCACACTTAGATCCGTTGTCTCTGAAGAAAGAATTTGGTGAGAAAGCACTTAATGTAGTGCTGAAGTATTTCGACTTTAATAAAAGTGGTAAGAATCCTAAATGGGAGCTTCTTGAAGATGTAGAGCTCCCTGAATTATCAAAAGACAGTAATTATCAATATGTGTCAGACATCTTATCTAGTGAGGATTTTTCAGGATACGCATTAGATAGTAAAGGCAATATAAACGATGGCATGAGTATGAGTGATTTTCACATGAATTCATTCTCGGACAAAGTAGAAGGGTCAACTGCGGCGAATGACAATATATCAGTGGGCACAGGTACTACTAAACACTTATCTCCAGGAGGAGCTAATTGGGCAAGTGTACAGAACGGAAGTGTTTCCGTGAATGGAGATACTCAGAAGTTTAGTGATTATCAAAGTAATGAAATAGATAAAATACTCGAGGAACAGTACGACGTAAGCAGAAGTGAAGCTAACGATACTCAAATCAAAGGAGCGACAGCTGTATTTAATGAAAACATGGGGCCGGCTAAACTGTTTGTTAATGAGAACGATGATCTAGTATTGAGTTACAACGGAGGAGCTGTTCAAAAACCGATTGGTGGAGACTTAGTTGATGCAACTGATGATACAGGTAGAGAGCTTCTTCAATCATTAGCTCCTGAAGAACTATCTCAAATGTTAACAAAAGCTGCAAAATCAAAAGCTTCAAAATCAATAAGTGGAGAAAATGAATTAAGCGAAAGTGGTTCTTTGGGTTATGTTAGAGATTTTGATAAAGATTCTAAAACTACTTCAGTTCCTTTAAGGTATAGAGATGACAATGGAGAGTGGCAAGATTTTAGACCTAGCGTTGTTGGTGCAGTTGAAAAACATGTCTCTGAAGCAAGACAGTTGCTAAAACAAAACCCACAAGGGTTTGAGAAATACATGTCAGAAAACATAGGTTTAACGAGAAAAGATAAAGAGCCTTTAAACTCATTGCTTGACAGGTTCTATGAAGCTTTAGTCAATAACGAAAAATCACAATTAAAGAAATAACAATGCCTCAAGATACAATTAAGACACCACCTGAGAACAGCTCAGGGAATATAGAAGACTTACTTCAGTCAACTCAATCCTCTTTTGGGGATGCTTCTTATTCTCAAAGTGGAGGTAAGGTCATTACAGATAATGACAAAGCCGAAATGGACTCTTATGACTTCGATGAGATAGAGAGGTTTGAAGCTTATCAAAACAACAACAATCTTAATGACATGCTTAATGAGCGTCAAGACGGTTTTGATAAAGTAGGTAGAGCTTTATGGACAGGTGTTGCTGGAGGTGTTAACACAGCTATTGCTGGTACCGCTGATTTGATAAACCCTAAGGCTTGGGTTGAAATGATGGAATTAACAGAGGGTCAAATGGCTGGCATCGATGGGTTCAAAACTGGCAATGGGATTTTATGGTCGGACAGTTTAGAAGGTCTTTCTAAATGGGCTGAGGAGAATAAAGAACAGATATATGACCGTAACAGGATACATTCTGATGGTATAGGAGATCTCGGTTGGTTTGCCAAAGGTTTCCAAGGGCTTGCTGAATCATATATTGGGTTTATGGTTCCTGGTGGTATTGCTGGTAAGATAGCAGGGAGATCATTGCAATTATTAAAAGCAAGAGGTTTAGCTGCTGATATTGGAGCCAATATAGCTACAGCTTTCATGATGAATAGCGTGGAGACAGCTACAATGAGAAGGCAGTTAGAAGACAATGTAAGGAAGTCTGCTATAGACAGCGGTATGACCTTAGAAGAGGCTGAGGCTCAAGCTAAAAAATCAGGTGATGATTTTGGGTGGGCCAATAAAATGAGCATGATCACAGGCTTTGTTGGACTTAGAGGCGTAACAGGCTCAGGAATGTTCGGAGGAGCTAAGAAAAGCCTTGCTAATAAAGCAGCTCTTTGGGGGAAAGAAAGTGCTTCAGAAGGTATCGAAGAACTTTGGGGAGATGGTGCTCAAGGGTACTATGAGAACAAAGCGATGAAAGAGATGGGTTTAAAGCCTGAAGATAATAAAGGTATAGTCAAACACCTTTATGATTACACTTTCTCTAAAGAAGGATTTGAAACTTTCGCTTGGGGTGCTGCTGGTGGGCCGTTTCAACAGTTCGGTAGATCTGCTTTTCAAAAAGGATTAACAAAATGGTCTGGTGGCTCTGAGTTAAATCAATACCAACACCCTGGGGATTTCGAGGACATTACAATAGAAAAGCCTAAAACTAATCTACCTCCGAAAAGAGAGTACGATACTCAAACAATTGTTGATGATAGTGGCAACGAGAAGATTGTATTAATAGAAGGCAATAAAGAAACGGTTTTAACTCCTGAGCAATTCGAAGCTAAACAAGAAAAGGATGACGCTAAATGGGAAGAAGAGAATTCTGAATTAATTACTGAATGGGAAGAGTATGATAATAGCGTAAGAGAAAACGATAAAGCAAAGAAAGAGCACACGAAACAAGTAGCTGAATGGAGTAGGTTAACTAACGCATTAGCGATTAGCAAACTAACCGGTACAAAAGGGCAAGCTGTAAAAGATGTTAGGGACTACCTAAAAGGAGAAGCTAAGCTTGAACAGGATTGGCTAAAAGCACAAGAAGATGGTGATGAGGTTGCTATTCGTGAAATAGAAGACAGAAAGCTGGAAAACCTTTTTATCAAGTATGCTAACCAAGGATTCAATGGAGATCCTACTGGCTCTACTGAGCTTCTTATAGAGCATTTCGAAGCAATGGCTAAAGATGGTAATGAAGTTGCTACTAGGGCCCTTGCAAAGATTGGAGACAGCAAAAAAGGATGGGTTAAAGAGTATGATGACTTATTCAAGAAATTCTATAGAACTGAGGATAGGAATGTAGCTAAGAAGATGGCTAATGATGTGTTTAAAACTAAAGCACAACTTAGTTCCAACGAAGTATTACTTGTCGATATTGATTCAAAGGTATCAGCCGCCCAGTCTGCATTGGTTGCTGAAGCATCTAAACTACATCCTGGAAAATCAATTACTGCAGTAGCTAATATCAAGGCTAAAGAAGTAGAATTAAAAGCTATTGAGTCTTTACTTGCAGTGACTCCTGATAAAGCGGTTGCATCTCAATTAAGGAAAAAAGCAAACAGTTTAAAATCATCAATCAAGGAAGACAATGAATCTCTTAAAGATGAAGATCAAATAAAGGATAGTGAATTGAATCCGGAGCTTGTTGATAAGTTGAGAAAACTATCAGTTCAAAAAGCAACGACTCAAACTGCTGTGTATCAGTTAAGGGATAACTATGACAATTATCAAAAGCCTGATTACTTTAAGAATAGAAGAGAAAGATCTCTAGAGCGATTAAAAAGGGCTGCTGATTTATCTCAAGATCCTGCTCACATAGAAAGTTTAAGGGAAGCTGTTTTTTTAAATGATGATTATGGTTTATCTAGACAAGAGAGAAATGATTTACTAGGGCATCTAAGAAGAAGGCAAGAATCAGCTGAGAAGTATAGAAACCTTAAGCAGTCTAAATCTGAGGAATATCAAAAGCGTGTTCAACAAATTAACCATAGAAAGAAAGCAATAAGAGATGAGTTAAAAGGGCTTCGTCTTAGTCAAGCAGAGTTAGATACTAAGGAGGGTATTGCTGAAGCGAAAACTGTTCTTGTTCAAATGAACGATAGCTCAATCGATCCTAAAAGAATATCTCACAAGAAGAAAGAGATAAAATCTCTAGAGGACGAGTTAGAATCTTTAGAAAAGAACAGAGATCGAAATTCTGCTATATCTCAGAAAGGAATTGCCTACAAGGAAAGTTTAGAGAAGCAATTAAATGACTTAAACGATGAGTTAAAAACACTTACTCAAACATCTCTGAATCCATTCTTTGATCAGATCAAGAACAACCCTGCTGCAAAAAGAGCTATAACGAAATTAATGTTAGGTGATAGCAGATTGACAGTTAAAGAGTTAGAATCTCTTGCTGACTTAAAGGGGTTAGATTCTGCTGCCTTACAAAAGATAAAGCTTGAATTAGAGAACCTTAAGAACCTAGAGAAGAAGCAATACGAGGAGTTCAAAAAACAACAGGAAGAAAAGAAAGAGGTCAAGAAGGATGTTGTAGAAGACACAGAAGAAGAGGATGAAAAAGTTGTAGAAACACCTAAAAAGAAAGATGATGAGTCTGATGAAGATGCGATTGAAGCAGCAGCTAGTTTTACACCTACAGTTAGTAAAGACGCCCCGGGAAAGAAAGGGTCTGAAGTAAAAGAAGCTACTAGCTCTTTAATGGCTGAAGCTCAAGCAATGGCAGCTGAAGGCGGTACTGATCTAAATAATGATGAGACATCTCTAATTACAGGAACTAAGACTGGAGTTGAAGAATTGAATGCTGAGTTGAAATCAAATCCTCTAGAAGTAAAAGACGAAGTAAAGGGCGACCCAACAGAAGTAGCTAGTGAGGAGCAGATAAATGAAGTTGAAAAAAATCTTGATAACTTATTCGGTAAATCTGAAGTTGTAGATGGATTCAAAGAGGAGTTCGAGGACAGTGAAGAACAAAAGAAAAAAGAAGGTGATTTAATATCGTCAGAGGAAAGTTTAAGTACTGAAGAAGCTGATAGACTTAAAAAGGAAGCAGAAGAAGCAGGGTTAGAAGTAGAAGAAAAAGAAGATGATGATCTACTTGCTCAAGCGGAAGAGTTAAAAAAAGAAGCTGTATCAGAAATAAAAACCGTTACAGAGAAACCTCAAGTAGAGACTAACGAGAAGAAGAAAGAGGAAGAGGCTGTAAAGGTTGTGGAAGAGGCTAGTGAGTTTCCTACATTTACTAAAAAGAAGAAGGTAAAGCAAAAAGGAAATATAACACCTAAAAACTCTGTATTCAATTACAAGGGGAAAGACAGGAAATCTCAAACAGGATACTCAGGAGCATTCTTTATGTCTTCAACTAGATATATGCATGATCAAAAGATCGGCATGGAGTTTGATCTAGTACTGAAAGATGGAGAGGTGTTTATGTACAATCCTACTAGAGTCATAGACAATGACGATGTTGATTTAGGACCTATTTATATCCCAGTAAGAGGGACTTACTCTAAGAGTAAATACAACTCACTAAAGTCTGCTTTAAAGTCAGGTAAGAGATTCAAGACTTCTATTAACGATGTCATGACTCCTGATGCTAAAGCAAGGCAAAAAGGCAAGAATGGAGAGATGGGTCCTCATAATCCTTTTGTATTAAAAGGCATGGAAGATGCTAAGGTTGCTATTGTGCAAAACACTCAAGTAGCTACAGGTACAAAAGAGGATAGGAATAGAGAGACCATAAACATAGACAATCAATCTAAATTCTCTCCAGGGCAAACTATCGTTCTAGTAAAGTCTCCTAACGGTAATGATTCAGGGATAGCGTTGACTTCTCCCAAACTAGAAATAGCTGACGCTAACGATATCGTTAATATGCTTATTGATGGTATGAAATTATCTAAAGCTAACATTAAGAAAGCTAAAGGCAAGAAAGGATCATCTCATAACACTGGTAAGTGGTTTGATAACACCCCCGTCCCATCTAGCTATGAAAGATTCAAAGGTGTCACTTATAAAGACGCTATCGATTCTATGGTAAACATCATGATACATGAAGGGACAGTACCTAATGATGGAGGAACAAGTGTAGCTCTCGAGTATAGTGATAAAGATAAGCTAGAACCTGCAATAGTATTCAAAGGTAGAGAAGAAGGCAGTGATAAATTAGTAACCGCTAGATACACTTTAGATGATCTTGCAGGAGAATCAAAAAAGATACTTTTAAAGGATTTACAGAGACTAGACATACCAATGCACCTCCACAGGATGAATAAGCCTATGATGGGTCAGAAAACAGGCGGAGTTGTAATTAGAGGTAAAGCAGTAGAGAAAGGGGAAAGCTATAATAACTTCATGGGTAGAACAGATTCTATTTACATGAAAGAAAGAGCCGGAGGAAAGACTACTAGGTTCAAGAAAAAGACAGGTGAAGTGGTGACAATAGAAAACGCCGCTTACAGCATGTTTAATCCTGATACGTTACTTAGTGTAGCTACACCGGTAGAAGCCTCTCAGAAGCAAAGTTTCGCACCTTCAGAGATGAATAGTGAAGTTAAGTCTGAAATAAAGAAAGGTAAGGTTAAAGGCAAGGAGTCTAAATCTAATGCGAAAGCGGCTTCTAACCATGTTGCTCTTAAGTTTATGGAGTTAGCTAAAGAACAAAATATCGATCTTAAAGATTGTGTTCCTTTCTAATATTAGTTAAAGTTATAGGGGAGTGATTAGGCTTCCCTATAGTCTTTATTAGTCTTTATACTATTAAGCGCTCTACGCTGGTGCTTCCTGCCGGAAGGGGGACTCAAGCGCCGTCCGGCTTCTATCTAATCCCACCCTACCCCCTCAAGTTACAACGAATTATCCGTTAATGCAAGTTTCAATTTTAAATGACTATCTTCGTAATAGAATATAGATTTAAAACTATTTAATATATGGGGTGCGTTGTAAAAATTGGCGGTAAGCAATTTGATATCAGTACAAACAAAGGGGCATTTAAACTTATTGAGGAATTGACTTCTCATAAGGAAGCTACTAGAATATTTGAAACAAACGATGAGAAGAAGATTGATGAGCTTTTGGCTAAAGCTATCAAGGAAGAAGTGGGAGAGGTTAAGGAACAACCATCGTCTAGTGTTGAAGAGCAGGTAGAAGAGTTGGACTTTGCATCAATGAAAGACCTGGATTCTTGGCATTGGGATTTTGATGACTCATTTCATTTTGGTAACGTCATAGTTTACGGGAACGATTACGGGAAAAAAGGCGACATCGGCAAGAATGTCGGTGGTCAAATAATGGAGATGAGAGACGGAAGCTTTCAAAGTCAGAAGTTTACAACTCAAGAGTTAGATGAAGCTGTAGATAAGAAAGACAAGAAAGTTGTTAATGAACTTGTAAAAGAGATAAAATCCCAACAACAACCCCAAAAACAACCTTCATCTAGTGTTGAAGGTTTTAATGACAATACGGTAGAAGGCCAGGGGTTTTCGGCTTATAATTCAAACAACAAGAGCGCTCAAGATTCAGTATTGGTAAAAGATGGCTGGGCTATGGTTTCTGATGGAATGGGGAGCTATAAAAACAGTAAAGGATTAGCTGATGCACTACTAGAAGAAATATCTAAACTAGAAGTTCTAGATCCTACTTTAATAAAAAGTATAGCAGATGATGTTGCTAAAAAGTTTGATGATGCTGCAGCAACATTGGCTTTAGTTAAAAAAAATCCGGACGGATCTTTTACTTATTTATCTTTAGGAGATTCTCCTATATATGTAAAAAGAAATGATGGTTCAATAGAATCTATAGGAGTTAGCTCTTCTGCCAAAACAACAGGTGTCGTTTCTTTAAGAAAAATGAAAGGCATGCCTAGTAAAGATGTCAAAACAGGAAAGATAAACCTTAAAGATGGTGAGAAAATAATAGTTTCTAGTGATGGTCTTGGAGATGCTTTAGAATACTTCAAGCTTGCTTTAAAAGATAATAAAGACAATATCCAAAACCTTGTTTCCGATGTTATTGAAAGCGAAAACTTAAATAGCATTAATGACATGATCAATAACTTCAAAGATTTTGAAGATTTTGAAGGAAAAGAGAAGGAATTAGCAGTACTGTTAGGTATGGAATTTGTTGAAAAAGAAGGCGTTGGAATGGATTTAGTATTAGAAATGCTAGAAAAAAAGCCTGAACTTCTTCAAGATATACTTTCTTACGGTAAAGAAGATGATTTATCTATCATTGTTGTAGATAATGATTTTGAATCTACAAAACCGAAGTCAAAAGAACCCCAACAACAACCATCATCTAGTGTTGAGGAGCAAGTAGAAGATTTAGAGTCTTTGGTTGAAGAAAGGGAAGAAGCTATAAAGAAGATAGCTGGTGTTAAATTCACTTCTAAGAAAAAAGGAGATCCTCATCATAAACATGATACAGAATACACATATCCAGGACCTCCAATAAGAGGTATCCATATTAAAAATGGAAAAACAGAGCAAGACGTTATAGATCAAATTGATGCTATACTTATGCCGTTAATGGATAAGGCTCTTGTTGAACAAGCATCGTCTAGTGTTGATGAGCAGATAGTATCCAACAACGATCCTCAAAGTAACAACACGGAATCAAGTAGTGAAAGAGATGAGATAGAATACAACGATTCTACATCTGATATTAAAGTAGATGTTTCTGATCTTGATGCAAAAAGAAATAAGGCTATTGAGGATGCTAAAAAAGGAGACTTTAGTGATAGTGAAGACGATATAGATTTAATAGCTTTTTCTAAAAACACAGGTAAAAGATCTAAATCAAAAGTCTCTGCTGAGAAGAAAAGAATAAAAAGAATATTTAAAGACGTCCCTGTTGATGTTTTAGATAGAATTGTAGCTGATGACGGATCAATAGCGGAAGCTTATTATGACGGAGCAATTGTATTATCTAAAGAAGATATAGAGACTGGAGTTGGTTATCATGAAGCATTCCATGCATTTGAAGATACTATATTAAGTCCTGCTGAAAGAGAAGAATTGTATAATGAAGTTAGAGAACACAATCTTTATGATGGAGGATCTGAATCAGAATTCCTTGCAGAGGCTTTTAGGGATTTTGCATTAAGAAGAGAAACTAGAAAAGGGCTTATAGGAAAGTTTTTGGATTTAGTGGATAGACTGGTAGGATTGTTTGATAAAGAAAGAGGATACTTTGATAAACTTTATAGAGGTCAGTATAAATTCAATCCATCAAGAGTGACTAAGAATAAGGTTTGGTACAGCATTAAGATACCTGCGAAAGCAAAGAAAGAAGGTATTAGAGGGTTAGCTTACATGCTGATTCAAGAGTCAGGAATGCTGACTGCTCAAGAAAAGATTTCTTCTGAAGAAATGAGTATCATCGCTAAAGATGTTTATAAGCAACTTTCAGGGGTGATGATAAAGATTGGTAAGTCAAAAAAATATGGTTTCGATAGTCAAGAGTTTATCAATTATGATACTATGCTTGACAAGAATAACTTCCAGCATTTCTTAGATGAAGCTTCATTTGTTTTAAGACAAATGGGTGCTCAAGAGAACTCAAGGAAAGATGAGTCTCCTGAAGACATGGATGATTATGAAAATACAGAGTCAGTAGGAGAAAGGTTTGGTATAGATGCGCTTGGTTTTGATCAATCAGATAAAGCTAGTGGATTCATAAAAACTGTTGTAGCTACATTACCGGACGCTGAGTATGTAAATGGTGCAATATCTATAAAGGCTTCTGATAGCTTCCCTGGATTACCATTAATTAAACCAAAAGGTGAAACTTGGAATATATTAAAAAAAGAAACTAGCGGTCTTGTGTCTAGAGATCCTGAAGCTTTATTAAAGAGACTTAGGGAGATAGAAGCTGAACACCCTGTAGTTCATAAACTAGCGAATATGCTAGAGGAAGGGAGTCCGGTCTCTAATCATCACAAACAATCTCTTAAATCTGTATTGTCAGGAAGAGAGGTCCAACACAATACATCTACCATAACAGCTACTCCTGACGGGTATATATCTACCTATGGGAATTCGGATAAGGTTTCTTTAAAGAAGTCTGTTGTAGAAAAGATTAAATCTAAGATCGAAACCACTAGCGACGATTCATTTAAAGGAATACAAGAGCTTATTGCTGGGTTTGAAGAGTCTATATATGAAGTAGGTGAGATAAAGAAATTCGATAATACTGTAGATGATTTAGAGAACCTTAGCACATTTACCTCTATACTAAATAATAAGTACAAGTTTGATATAACAGATGGAGATATTTACCATGCTGCTATGGAGAATGGTGGTATGGAAGTAGGTGTTCCTAAAGTTATTGATGGTATCAAAGAATTTGTAGAGGCAGCAAAGAAAGCTAACAAGAGAAAGAACGACGAGAAAGACAAGAGATACACGAGTTATGAAAAAGATATAAACAAATCTCTTAAGCATATAGATTATATTTTAGATTCAGCTAAAGAGAGAGAAAACATAGAGGCTGAAAGAATGGTTTACGGAGCCGACTTTAAGCCTAGGTTTACTGAAAGCCAAAATAATTACGCTTCTAAACTAATGGGTTTATTAGAGTCTTCATACAACAATGAAGGCGATAAGCTATTAGAGAACTTCTTAGAGTCTGACTATACCAAAAACTCTAAAGCATGGAAAGCTATTTCTGATGCAAAGAGATTAAATAGAAAGTCTCCAATAGAACTGCCTAATGAGTTAGTTACAATCATAGATGGCAACAATGGTGTTGACCCTAAGGATTTGGCTATGCTAGATGATTTAGGTCAAAGAGTAGGTATGACACTTAAAGATGTTGTTTCAGACGATGGCGGACCCGGTATCATCCCTGTAACTCAAGCAGATAAATCATCTGTTGTGGCTATAAAGGGACTTGAAAGCGGATATATGAATGACGCTAATGGTAATATAACTGATGATGCAGTCATCTTATTCACCAACTATGCTCTTGCAGAAATGCAAAGAATGGTTAAGACTAATAACGGAGAGCTTTCTTTAAGTAGTGATAAGAGAGATGATTTCTTTCATTCAAAACTTGAAGCAGACGGCACTAGAGCTAATCTAGGTGGAGGAATGAAGTCTTATTGGTTCCCTAAATTAGGTCTTGATTCTGAGTTGGGTCGATCAATGTTTAGATCTACTAATGGAGAGAAGTTAGAATGGGACAATAACACACTTTCATTCAACGAAGATATCGAAGTGGACACTGCTAAACTTGAAGATATAAGAAGTGAGGTTAGGAGAGTATTAGAGGCTAGGGTGGATTTAGGTGTTAAGAAACTTGATGATTCAGGCATAACATATTTAGACAGTAAAGGCAACCCATCAATCAAAGGTGTTGATGTAGGTGTTGTTCAAAAATACGCTTCTCAATATGGTTACAGTAATAAAAATGTAATCAAGAAGAACATGATTAGTGATTACATGTTGAATTCAATGATGGCCACTGTTGAATATACTATGTTATTCACTGGTGATCCAGCGTTCTTTAAAGACTTAAGAAAAAGGGTTCCGGCAGCTATTGCTAATGGTATTGATTTAGCTCCTCACAAAGATCTAAGAGAAAGTTTTGAAGTAGCTGTGCTGAAGGATTTTGAACAAGGGACTTCTTTGCATGGTTTGTCTAAAGGCGAATCTCCTTATGAAAAAATACTATCTAGCAAGAAGTATAACAAATTCGGATTAACTCCTGATTTACTTGACCCTTACAAAGGAAACAATCAAGGTGATGCTCAAGGCTACATTACTCCTGATAGATTAAAGCAAATATATCTAGGTCTAGGGAAAGTAGAGGATAGCATTGTTGAAGCTTTTGACAGAGTGATAGCTAACGAATATGAGTATGTTGAAGACATGACTGAAGACATGAAAGTTGTTTCTAAGAACATGCCAATGCAGTCATTAAAAGGAATGTACTTTGGTAAGACTAAGCAAGGAGACAACATGGTTCCTACATACCTTAAATACTCTCAAACAGTATTATGGCCGGGACTTGTTGCTGGTACAAAACTAGAGAAGCTTTACAACAAGATGATCGATAGTAAAATCGATGAGGCTGTATTTGAGTCAGGTGTAAAAGTAGGAGCTAGAGGGATAAATGATTTATCAGGGGTACTTGATGGAGAATCTCCAATGGGTGATTTGAATACAATTACTCTTGATAATATGTATTGGAAAATGCAACAAGACTTACCCAACTCTAAGTACCTCAAGAAAGGGCATCACCAAAGAGCTTCTCAGGCACCAACAAACATCTTAGCTAATGCTATATTCAAGTCTGAAGAAGTACAGAAGTTAGCTGATTCTTTTGAAGCTATTGAAGGCTTTATATCTAATAGAGGGTATGAGGATATGTCTTTGGAGTTCGGTATAAAGAAAGGAGCTTCAAATGTTGATCTTGGTGATATAGCTAAAAGGATTTATGAAAAAGCTAAGACTGACGATAGAGATGAGAATACTCTATCAATGCTTAAAAGAATATGGGAGGTAGGAGATATTACATTTGATGATATACCTGGCTTATCTCAATTGGTTGAATCAGAGTTAATGTCTTCGATAACTAAGAGGACTATTAAACAAAAGGTTAATGGCGGTTCTTTTATACAGATATCTAACGTAGGGTTAACCGGAATAAAGGATGCTAAAGATGTAGGTTATGATGGATCAAATGTTATTTGGTTTAATGAAAAGAAAGAGCTAAAAGGACCTAGAGTAGAGAATGGAGAAGTAAAGCCAGGTGAAGTATTACTACCGTTCAAGTTTATAGAATCTATAAATGATGAGGCTTTAAAAGGAAAGATATTAGGAGGAGAGTTGACTACAAAACAACTACATAAAATATTAGGACCTGTCCTTGATGGTTTTGTAGGATTCCGTATTCCTAACCAAGCAATGTCATCCAACTCACCTCTAAAGGTTGCTGGTATACTACCTCCTAATGCAGGAGATAATGTCGTTACATACACAGAAGTTCCGGGACAAACAGGAGCCGATTTTGATATTGATAAGATGTATGTGATGTTTCCTCATATTACATACAGCAAGAAAGGGCATTTCAAAAAGATAGGTTTAGATGAAAATCCAAGTTTAGAAGCAACATCTAGAAGATACTATGCTAGAGCTCTAGGTATATCTGCAAAGATGCCTGAATTACGAGATCTTAAAGATGAGTACAAGAACCTAATAGACTCTAAATATGATGAGCTTGAAAATACTGAAGGGAAAGAAGCTGTCGATATCATTCATCAAGACATCAAAGCGTTAAAAAGAGAGAGGGATCTAAAAGTTAATAGTAAAGCAACTGAATTAGCTCAACCATACTTCATGACATTTGAAGAATTTCAAAGTCTTGATATAATGGAACAGCAATCAACTAAAGCTTTAGAGAACGCTAGACTTGATCATCAATACAAGATACTAACACATGACGAGTCTATTGCTGAGGTTATAACGCCTTTGGATAATGATGACTTAAGAAACGATGCCAAATACTTATCTGTACTTGAAGAATACAACAAAGGAGAATATCAAAAAGAAGTTCTAGGTAAAGAGTTTAAAGACATTTCGAAAGCAGAGGCTCACGAATATTTAATGAAGAAACCTAAAGAAGGTTTAGATTTCGCTGATCCATTAGAGCAACTTCATGATAAACACGCTAACCTTGCTGGTAAGATGGGTGTTGCTATTGTTGCTGATCACTTGTCTCACATATCTGCAACTCAGAGAGCTGATGTGAAGATAAAGACTAATTCTGCGTTTGTAGATGGAGAATGGGATTTAACAAAAATCAAATCTGACGAGGACGGTATTTCAGGAGTTGACAGCAAAGGTAGATTAGTAACACTGTCTGTTTCTGCTTATTTGAATGCATTCGTTGATAATGCAAAAGACCCATATATATCACTAGCGAATGTTAATAGCACAACTACAAATGTTGTTATGTTAATGCTTAGATCCGGTATTTCACTAGAAGTAGCTAACCGATTCGTTTCTCAACCTATAATTAAACAATATGTTGAAGAGAAGTTAAAAGATGAAGCTGGATTATCTGATCTAAACAATGATAATGTACAGGTTGAACAGGTTAATAAAAAAGACGAATTCCACTACAATTACAAAGTAAGTAAAGATGGAGAAGTTTATGTAACGCCTCAATTCGACAAACCTAATGCAATGTCAAGGGTTATGGAGATGTACGGGGTCAATATGAAGATTCCTGTTGACAATGTGCCTAACGATGGTATTCTCCCTAGTGAGACTAGCGTAGAGTCTCTTGAGGACGCTATGGCTAAGAATGACGCTAAGCAGCAACTAAGAATGCTTGCTGAGTTTGTAGCTTTAGATTCTGACTCTAGAGTATTAGGAGATATTGTCTCTACTACTAAGACTGGTTCTAAGGGTGCTGGCAATAGCTTTGGGGAATACATGAAGACTAAGATCACTAAAGATAAGATGTTCACTGACAACGCTGAAAAAGTACCTAACTATGTGAACTTATTCAGAACTGGTTCTATGGTTAACTCTTTTGATAGTAATGCATTCGGAATGGTTGACGCTATGTTGTCTCCTAATCTAGAATCATTCTCTCCTGAGGTTATTAATTCTGTGAATAGATTGTTCAAAGAGTCACAGTTACCATTCAATGCAAAGACAGCGAACAAAATAGCTGAGTACATCAAGACTTACAAGAGAGCGAGTATCGCGCATAACAAGATTGACAATCCTAGAACACTATTGGTAGGGTCTAAATCTGTAGGTTCTCAGTTCTCTAGGCTTCAGAAAAACAATCCGGAGTTAGTTGAAAGTAACGAGTTCTTATCTTCATTGAGATTAAATAAAGCTTATGTAGGACAGTTTGAAACCTCTCCTATGCAATTCTTAAACCTATCAACAGGAGGGCGAAAAATGACCTCTGAAGTTGTGGACAGGATGATAAATGGATTCAGAGATCTATTGAATGATAAAGAGACTAAAGCATTTGCTGAGGACTTGATTAAGTATTCTTTCATAACTTCTGCTAACATGAAGTCATCTAAGTCTTTCTTTCACCTAATACCTAGCGAATATCTAACTGATAAAGAAGGTAAAAAACCTGATACAAATTATGTTTCTGATGCTGCTGTTGTTTCTTATGCTTTGCACAATCCTGAAGACATCTTTAAGAAGGTGACTAGGAAAAACATAGAAGGAGAATGGAAGGCTAAAGATGGGTACTTAATGATATCAGCTACAGCAGACGATGAGATAAAACTTGGTAGTAAAGGTTTTATATTTACTAAGAAGAAGAATGACGATCTTTCCATTGAAGCAGGGGGACCTGAATATAGAACAAATTACTATACCCTGGTTAAAATAAATGATAAAGGTAATTATGTGTACAAGAATCATGGTGACTTTAAGTCTGAAGTTTCAGACCCTTATGGCAATGGATCATACTATGACTTCGAGTATGAGAAATCATCATTAAAACTTTCTTCTAAAACAGATGCTATTGATGGAGGAGTGACTAATAAATTAATGTCAAAGAAAGAGTTTAAGAAAAATGTTAACTTTGAAGTAATAGGAAAAGACAAAGGTTTTGACATTGTTGTTACTCCAGAGAATGGTACATCATGGTCTCTTGCGCCAAAGGATAAGTTATTCGAAAGTGAAGAAACAGCGTTTAATACTTTATACAAGTCCTATATAGAAAATAAAGGAGAAATTTTAAAAACATCTTGCTAAATGTACTGTCCAAATACTAATTCAAAATTGTGGAAGGAATTATCAGATGAGGTGGGGGAATATAAAGCCCTCGCCTTATTCCACGCATATAAAGGAGATTATGAACACATTAACAACTCGCTAAAAAAAGGGAAGCTTAGACCGGAAGTAGATGAGTTAGAAATGAAAGGCTCTGAATTAAAGAAGATCACTAAGGCTAAAAACAAGGCTTTAGCTAATTTATCCAATCAGATATCGCAGTTGAGGGGAGCTTATATTAGAGGAGCGAAGAAAGACAATGCCGCAGTAGATTCTATGATAAAGGGGTTAACTGAAACATTTGAGAAAATTGAAAGTCAAAACTTCTTCTCTGCAATAGGCAGGAGAGCTGAAAACTCTACAAATATAATAAACAAAACAATTAAGGGCTTTAAGAGTATTTATGAAGGGGATAGCAGTCACTTCGAGAAGTCAGCTCAATTAATGAGAGCTAAGTCTAATCTAAATATTCAAAAGGATTTGATCAACAATACAAAGCTTTTCACTGAAGCAAGCCAAGCCGGTCTTATCACTGAAGAACAAGCAGATGAATATATTAATGAGATTAGTAGGTCCACTGTTGCTTTAGATAGAGCTGATGTGGCTCTAGATTCTTATGAGAGAAAATTAGCTGTAGAAGCAATCAATAGAAGCACAGGTGTAGCTAGGGGTAAAAGAAAGAGAGAGCTAGAAAAAGAATTCAACAGAGACAATCCTCGGAAAGGAATAAAACCTGATGAATACAAATCTAGACGAATGAGTTATGTTCATACCAAGCTAAGAGAAGAGAGTGATGAGCTTGCTAAAATGGATGAGGTTAGGATTGATGAATTATTAACTAAACTACCTAAAGATATAAGTGGAGCTCAATCATGGTTATATGATCAGCGATCGATAAATGATAACGCTGTACAGGCGGTGGTTAAAATGCTTGATGAATCAGATCTGGACATTGACACTAAGTTCATGGAAGCTGAAGCTAAATTCAAATCTGAATTCGAGAAGTTTTTGAAGACAAAACCAAAAGAGTTTTTAAGAGACCCTATGTCTTTGTATGGTGACTATATAGAGAAGGATGATAAAGGAAATCCTACTGGATATTATCAGAGGCCTTTAAAGAAGGATTATACTGAGGCTGTAGCTAAGTATCAAGAAGATATAAAGAATGCGGTAATAGTAGATGAAAATACTGAAGAAAGAGAGCCTGACTTCAAAAAGAGAGTAGAGATTAACCAACAGTTTATAAAGGATCACCTTACTATCCCTGTAACAAACTCGTCAAAAACTCTAACCGAGCAGCAGTTAAAGTTTGTGCAAGATAAAGAGAAGAATCCTGGATATGAGAAGCTGATGAAGAATGATAGCTTTTTTAAATCATTAATGGAGTTTAATGAAGCTTCTGATAAGCTGATACCTAAATACAAAAGGTTAGGCTACCGAATCCCTTATCAAAGAAAAGGAGCAATGGAGGTAGTTGCTACTACAAGCTTCTCTGATAGAAAAGAAAAGGCAGGTTCTTTTTTGAAGAACTTACAAGGCCAGTTAAAGGAACTATATAAGCCTCAAGTAGATGAACTTGAGATGGGTGAAATAGAAACGAGTGAGGATGGAAAGAAGGTTAGAGTAAAAACAAACTCTGACGGGACACCTATGAAAGGTATACCAATGCTTCTAAGAAATCAAGGTTCAATGGAAGAAATGTCTTTTGATCTTGCCGGGCTTGCTTTATCAAATAGATACGCTTCATTAAATTATGCGTCAAGGTCTAAGATAAAAAATGATATTGAGATGATCCTTAGTGTTGTCGGTAAGAGGTCTATCGGCGTAACACAGAATGGAAAAAGTGTTTATCATAGTATAAAAGATATAGCTGGATTAGGCAACCACGAGATTGCTGATATGGAGGTGGAGCTAGATACAGGGATGGGAAGTAATGTTTACAAAGTCTTGGAGTCAATTATACATGATAGATTGTATGGAGAGTCTAAAGTAGCTTCTTATATCGGTAGTGTTGACATGAATAGGTTAATAGGGACTGTATCCGGTTTAACAGCTAAATCAATGCTGTCTTTTAACTGGCTAGGATCAGGATTATCAAATGCTTTGCAAGGTAGTATAGCTAATGTTATCATGTCAGGTAACGAGACTTTCTTTAGTAAGAAGGACCACTTTGAAGGAAGGAATAAATATTTCAAAGACGGGAAAGGTATACTAGATGATCTTGGTGCTCTACATAAGAAATCAAAAACAAATCAGTTCGTTACAAGGTTCATGCCTGAAGGAGCTAATTTTAATGGATTGAAGAACGACCTCCTAGAAGATGCTAAGTACAAAAGGATTATCGGATGGGACAACTTGCAAGTATTTAGTGATGTAGGCGAGAAGATGATTAGTGGAACTCTTATTTACTCAATGATGAATAACATGAAAGTTATGGATTCTAATGGTAAGTATGTAGATAAAGATGGTAATGTAGTTAGTGATAGGTCTAAAGCAGCTACTATCGATGAAATGTATTCTTATAATGAGAAGAAAGAGCTTTGGGAAATGGGAAAACTTCCCAATGGAGAGCAATTAAGATTAGAAGGTCATCAAGATAAAGACTTATCATCTAAAGAAATTGAGCTCATCATGAGGAGAAAAATCCAAGAGGCTTACAAGCGTTCTCAAGGTAACTACTCGGATAGGAATAAAGCAATGTTTCAAAGATTCTGGGCTGGTAATCTAGTAGGATTAATGCGTAGATGGATGGTTCCTTCTATTCAGAAGAGATGGAGAGGTAAAATTGGAGGAACTGGAGAAGAATTTTACAATGAGTCTATTGATGAATTCGATGAAGGTACTTATGTGACTACTCTTAGGTTTTTAAAGACTTTAACGGCCGGAGCTAGATCTGTTGAGCAAGCATTAGCTGAATGGAACACTCTCACTGAAGCAGAAAGAGGCAGGGTTAAAGAAACAATGCATGAATTCGCTATTGTTGTTATCGCAGCAGCCTCTACATTAGCATTGAGAGGGTTAGCTGAAGGTGCTGAAGATGATGAGGATTCATGGATATCTAATAAAGAGCTTTACTTGACTATGCTTTACCTATCTCAAAGGATGCAGCAGGATTTATTGATGTATTCTTATGGAGCTCCTTTTGAGGTTAACAGAACATTATCTTCTCCTAGTACAGCGTTTAAAACAGTGTCGGACGCTATAACATTGATGTATCAAGTATTGTTTCCTTGGGAATGGTCTAAGTTGAATGATGAGTATAAAGCAGGAAGAAGAGCAGGTCAGAATAAGTTTGCTCATAAATTTAACAAACTCGTAAACCCTATATATAAGCAATTCTACGATAAAGATATTCGAGAGGTCCAAAAGCAAATGGACAACCTTACTAATTAATAAAAAATGAAGTTAAACGAAATAACAAATGTAGACACTCTAAGTTATTTAGAGAACTCTTCTGAATTAAAGAGACTACAGAGGTATAGAGACTATAATGAGGTAAAAGACAACATAGGGTTAACTCTTCAAAAAGCTAATTTTTTTGGCATCTGGAGAAACGACGATGAGTTAACCCCTGTTGACATAAGGTCTCTTGATTTTAATCAAAGTGGAGAAATAAGAATCTTTGTAGAGGGTGTTATTAACCTTCACAAGGCTCCTGTTAATGCTGGAGGGACTATATCATATCATGGATATGGCAGGTTAGAAGTTAATGGGGCCTTTCTTTATGATGGTAGATTTGGTGATGAGGAAGGAGTCCCTGGACCACAAGGCCCTAAAGGTGATCCTGGTCAAGACGGAACTGATGGTATAGACGGAACCAACGGTTCAGACGGATTGCCAGGACAAGATGGCGCTCAAGGACCTAAGGGAGACAAAGGAGACGACGGTGCCGATGGTCAGGACGGAAGTCAAGGCCCTAAAGGTGACCAAGGGGATCCTGGTGTTGATGGTCAAGACGGACAAGATGGTACACCTGGTTCAAACGGTATAGACGGACAAGATGGTCAAGATGGAGCAGACGGAAAGTCAGCTTATCAGATTTGGTTAGACTTAGGTAATACTGGAACTGAACAAGACTTTATAGATTCTAATAAGGGAGCTGACGGTCAGGATGGTGCCCCAGGTCAGGATGGAACGGATGGACAAGATGGAGCTCCAGGCGCTCCTGGTGCCGATGGCACAAATGGAACTGATGGGGAAAATGCTTACCAAATATGGTTAGATAATGGTAATGTAGGTACTGAACAAGATTTCTTAGATTCTCTTGTTGGTGCAGACGGAGCACAAGGTCCACAAGGAGACCCAGGTAACGATGGAAACGATGGAGCCCCGGGTACTCCAGGAACAAATGGAACAGACGGAGTAGATGGCGCTGATGGTGCTCAAGGGCCTGCGGGACCACCTACTACCATAACTCCAGGAACCCCTAATGTAACAATCGTTGATGGAGGACCTGACGAAAAGATTATATCAGTAGTTCAGACTACTGCTGGATTGTTACAAAACGTATTCTTTACTGGTCAAACCACTACTACTTCGGAGGGTACTTTTGGAGAGACACTCATAAGTGAAAAAGGAAGTGTTGCTGCAAACAACCAAACTGTTACTTTAGCTAGTAATGAGACTGAAGCTTTTGCTTTACAGTTTCTAGGGCAGCCTAGTCCTGCGGGAACTATAATAGAAGGAGACTATTTAGCTTTCCCTATTCTTCAAGTAAGCACTAATCAAAACAATCAAAGGTTTACTATAGAAGCTTACTTATGCGACACTGATGGTGTTCCTTTAGGTGTTGGTGATGGCCCAGTGGGAACATTAGGTGTTAACACTATATTAATCGTTGATAGTGGTGTAGTTGATTTACAAGCTAACAACCCTACTGGGGTTCCTTGTAGTGGAAACGTACCTTCTCCTTTACCTATCGCTAATGGGCAAAGGTTTAGATATGTAATTGTATCAGAAAGAGTAGGTGCTGGAGCCAACAACAAAGTAGTTACTTTCTTTTGTGGGAACAACTACAACTCTTACTTCCAAATACCAGGTAGTACGATTATCTCAGGTTTTGACCCTAACGCTTTACACGTTAATGTAGCTGAAGAAATAAATAACCTTATAGCTAAAGTTACTCCTATCGCTACTGACTTCTTAGTCATAGAAGATAGTGCTGATGACTTTAAGAAAAAGAAAGTAGAAGCTAGTGCATTCTTAGGAGGTGGGCCTGGTCCAGGACCTCTATCAGGTATCTTAGGTACTTTTGCTATATCTAATATTAGTCAAAGTTTCGGTTCTCAAACCATAATGTATGCCACAAAGTTTTTGTGTGCTACAACTATTAGTGTTTCTAAAATGGGCTTCTATGTAACAGAAACACCAATAGCTCAAGACACTATAACATTGGGTGTATACGAAGATGGAAACCTTATTGCCACTACTGCTCCTACTTCATTAAGTTCTGTGGACGTTAGTGCAGGTGATCTACCAGAGATACCTCTTACTGCCCCAATAGTCCTTGACGGAGGAAAGACTTACTTGCTAGCTATTAAAGGTATGTCGGCTACTGTGAAGTTTGGGGCTTTGTTAACCTTAAACACGGGTGGTATTAGTATTCAAAAAACATTTGGTTCTGCAGGGCTACCTCCTGATTTATCAGCTTCTGCTCCTGCTGCAGTTGGACCTTACATAAACGTAGTTAGTTAATATGAAATACAGAGTAAAAAACATATCAGACGAGAACATAGCTATAGACGGCTTTGTTCTTGGTAGCGAAGAACTACCATTATTGACACTAGATATTATCGGTAAAAGTAAGCAATTATCTACTCTTATGAGTTATGCTCTTAATAAGGATGTTGTTGTAACAGAATCTGGAGTAGAGCTTAGCTCAGACGATACTAACGCTTTACTTACTGACTTGTACATTTTAAGTGTAAACAAGAAGCAGCCCTTAAATAGTAAGATAGCTAAGTCATTCAATACCATGTATGGTAACGACTTGATTGAAAAGATCGATAATCTTGACATGAAGCAAAAGACGATTGCTGAGTATCGTTATCATACTGAAAATGGAGTAAAGTTCTACGAAGACTTTCGAGCAGACTTAGCTATAGGTATTGCTACTGGTCAATCTAGTGCTGAAGCTTCTTTTCATATCGAAGCTAGACTTTCTGCTATTAAAGGAATGTTGCTAGCTGGAGATTGGAGGACTGCACAGTTCGCTTGTAGCCAGTTAGAGGCGGATGAGTTTCTTAACCAGACATTAATAGATCGAGTTCAAAACGGTTTTAACAATTATGTTTCTCAGAACTTTTAATGTAAGTATTTGATACTTAACTTCATCTAAAGATTAGGTGTTTTAGCCCAATAATATAGCTTGTTAGCTGTATTATTTATAAGTATATTTGTACTATGAATAATATAATAACAAGGCATGATATATCTAACAAAACTAATACTGAAAAGTGGATTGGAGTTATATCTAACACTGCTGAAAAACAGTCTAAGTATTTTGTTACGCTTATGTCTTTAACTGTAAAACTATCTGACGATAAAATCGTTATTATCCCAGAAGGTTTTCAGTTCGATGGAAGTTCAGTACCTCGTTTCTTAGAGGTTGTGTTTAGACGATATGGTCCTTTCTTATTTGCGTCGTTAATACACGATTGGATGTACGTAGCTGATTACAGAAGAGATGAGTTAGGCGCTAAGGCAGCACAGAAGTTTGCAGATGAAGAGATGTTGCTATGGAGTAATGCAACTAACTTTCACTCCAACTGGTCTTTACTAGATAACTGGTTACTTTATAAAGCGGTTAGATGGTTTGGTATAAAAGTTTATAAGAGATGAAACATTTTTGGATATTAGACGCGTGGTCATCGAGATAGTTAAAAACAAACCTATATGTTAAATCCGTATAAACCATTAACTTACAATAATATCTTTTAAAATTAATCAACTAACTACTTTATTTTTAAAAAAGATTGAGTTTACTTTTTAAGGATATACCAGGGCCTGTAATAAAGGTCCTGGTTTATTAATCAATAATTAGCGTATTAATATGGTAGATAGCGAGTTGAAAAATGAAATTAAAATGATTAACACAGCACTTGAGAAATTAGACTTAAAAGGAGGCACTATGGCTTTTATTGTATCTGTAGTAGTAGGGCTTTTTGCTTTCTATGAAAAGGACAGTGCGACGGAGCATTCAGACATGAATGATATGCGCTTAGAAGACAAGATAGAGTCTGTAGAGTATAAAGTCAATCTATTAGAACAGAATGGTCAGAATGTCTTAATAAATAAGACCAGGATTGAGGATAACTCTGAGGACATCAAAGAACTTAAAAAAGAAATCAGAGACGGCTTTGATAAGATCGATGATAAACTCGATAAACTAGTAAAGGTTAGTACTCCTTAAACTCCTCTTTCATAAAAAACTCTTTATCTGCATCTTCTGTGTAATCATAGAATCTTATTATAAACGAATCACTAGGTAGATTGTAATTTTGCTCTATCGAGTATTTCGGAACAAACCTGGGGTTATCATCATGCCAAAACTCCAGTTTAGTCATTAAGTCCCATAGGTACTTAAATGCAATACCATCGAGATCATGTCTACTCCTCTTGACAATCTCTATATGAACCTTCTCAGGGAACTTAAATCCCTCCTCAAAGTTATCTTTTATTATAGCTTCATATCTAGGCATGTGAGCCTTCTTTAGTTTTGTTTTTTGCCAAACAGCTTGCGCATTTCTTATCTGATTTACAGACAAAGCCTTCTTGTATTTGAATTTTATTTCCTTAATTAACTCCATAATCTCGTATTAGTTATTGAACAAAGATAATGATTTTTGTATGAAAATAATGATTGATACAGGGCATGGTAGAGTAGACGAGAATGGATTCTACGTTAGCTGCCCATCACCTGATAAAAACAATCCTAGGACATGGTATAAATGTTGCTGGAATGGATCTGAATGGATATATGAAGGAGAATGGAATGACATCATAGGGACTGAATTAGCTTGGGTAATACAAGAGAATCCTGATTCGGGCATTGATTTTGAAGTCGTTACTCATAAAGCCGAGGACATGCCTTTAAATGACAGGATAGCGATCTTTAATGAATCTGATTGTGATTTATTCGTTTCAATACACTTCAATTACTTTGAGGATAGTACCGTGAAAGGCACTGAGGTTTTTGTTCATGATAACGCTTCAGAAGACTCTAAGGCAGCTGGTCAGATCTTTGCGAAAAACCTAATGTTAGACATAGATGAGCCCTTAAGGAGAGAGTCTAATGAATATCGGTACAAGACAGCTAATTATAAGGTGCTCAGAGAGACAAATGGACCTGCTGTATTGTTAGAGTTAGGTTTCTTTTCAAACCCTGACACACAAAGAAATATGAAGTATCAAAGCTACCGAGAGGAATTAGCAGAGAGTTTATTTAAGTCACTAAAAGAAATTAAGGATGAGTTTGATAAATGAGGAAGACAATAAAATCTCATTACCTAATACTGTTATTATCATTTCGATAGTGTTAGGTTTTGTTATGTTTGGATTCGCTCTCTATTTAGATAGAAAAGATGCGTATATTCCTTTAGGAGGAGTATTAATGGCCGCTCTTTCTGCTGTTGGTATTAAAGCTTACAAAAAAACATCATGAGAGAATTGTTAATATACTACACAAAGATACTGACTACAATAGCAATGATTATTGGAGTTATTTTAGTGATGTATTCCTGCTTGGATAGAGATGATCCACAACCGGTACCGGAGATAGAGATACCTGAAGTCATCGACCATGAAGAAGAGATAGAAGAAACTAGGGACAAGATTGAAGAGATGAAAAAGAAGCTTGATCCTGATTTAATTGAGAAAGTTGATCAAATATTAATAAACGAATATGAGAACATTGAACACTGCATTGATACTATTTATGTTAATGGTGTCCCTGAATATGTTTGGAACGGATGCAAGTAAGCCTCCTTATATAAAGATATCTATTTTTGAGCTTGATACTTTGTACAAGAACTCGAAGAGACTCTATGACTTGAAGCCTATTCTTGATCAGTATATGATTGAGTCATCAATTAAGGATTCTATAATCTGCTCTCAAGAGGACGTCATAGCCTTAGTGAAAGAAGAGAGAGATTCAGAAAAAACAGCTTCAGAAGCAAAAGACAACAAGATAGATAATAAAGACAAAGTTATTGAATCGAAGGACGAAGAAATCAATATCCTTAAAAAGGGAAAATCAATAAGAGAGATATTAATAGTAATCCTAGCAATAGGTATAATAATAATTTAATATGATAGATAATATAGTAACCTTTCCTAATAATTTTAGGTTTGGAGTAAGGATTGACGTTGATTACCAGCCAGCAAAAGATGATGGGTACTACATGGGTAGTGAAGTTACTATCACGACATTTATAAACAATGGCCCTAGTGATACTTCCGCATCGAATGTTCAGTTAATAGTAACTGCTAGAAGTGGTACAGAGGTGATAAACAACACTTCTGTAGCATCGTCTCCTACTGAAAACAAGTTTGTAATCACAGAAATAGGTTATCATGATTATGAGATAATCTATACTGAAGATAACGGTACTACTAAGTACAAGGTATCAGGAACAATTGACACTGATGACAATATTCAATTAGCAGAAGATAGCTGTGGCATTTACAAGATATCCAACTTCTCTGATATTGATTATTCTTACACTTATGTAGATGCAGATGGAAATACAGTAGTTGGGGATATTGTTTCCGACGGGTTTATATCTCCTTCATTCGTGGAGGGTATAACAGAAGTAGAGATTTGGAAAAAGATAGATGAGACCTCTGCTGATGCAAGAACTTACCTGGTGAATAATTTCTGCGCAATAGAAGAGTGTATGGCTAGGTTTATAGAGGATCTAATTTGTAAGACTAGTGATACTTGTGATATCTGTGCTGACGACGCTGAAGCTGTTCAAATGCATTTCTATTACCATACATACTTCATGAAGGTTCATCAATTATTCTACAAAAACTCTTACTTCGAAGCAGGTGATGATTCATTCTTGCCTAAGGTTCAATCGATTGAATACATTGCTGGCAAGATCAAGGAGTTTTGTGAGTTCTTTAATGGAGAAAACTGTGATACTTGTTTCTAATGAGGTGGCTTGAGAATATATACCCGAATGAAGAAGAGTCTATTTACATGGACCTCTTTGCGATTGCTGAGCCTACAATAGATTGGCTACAAGCGAAATCGATTGAAGCTGCAGAGTGCGGCCGAGAAACAATGTATGAGAAGTATGTGGAGGCTGGTAACATGTTGTTACTTGCTATCCCTTATTTTTCAATAGTAAGAAAGAAGTATAAGACACTAGATTACGATCCTTGCAATGACACTTATGATATTACCCTAGAGTGTATGCTTGACAAGATAAGATGTGTGTCGGCAGGAGTTAACAAGAATCTAGTGACTCCTTTTGAACAAATGATAGAAGCTGCTAAATTAGGTCCTCATAAAGAGAATAAATGCAGTGTCAAAGTATTGGGTGATTACGACCCTGAAGATTATAACGATAGTTTTTATAAAACATAGATATGGCAAACGGAACTGATTATAGCGGAGACAAGGAAGGCTTGTTGAAGCATGGAATAGAAGAGAAGGTGTTTAGAAATGAAGAGCAAGCTATAGATGGTGATGATAACCAAGAAGCTCTTAAGAATTTAACTGAAACCTTTTGGGCTCCGGAAGACGGTAAGACTTACGGAAGGAAAGATGGCAGATGGGTAGAGGCTAGTGGAGGCGTATCGACACCTGAGGACTTACAAGAGACCTGTGGAATTGGATCTGATTGGGATATGACAAATAGTAATAGTCATTTCACGCTTGGTAGTCTTGTCAATAATGGTGTTCCAAACTCAGCTCAAACACGTTGGATAATGAATAATGTCGAGTCAAACCCTAGTGGTAATAAACAGATGTTTAGCCGTTCTTTTGACTCTAACGGAGACTTAGAGTTTGTAGCAACCGAACTTTTTCGGTATGCGTCATCTGGAGCAAGTGGATACACATCAGGCAGCAGGCAATCGCATTCAACAAACCAAAGGGCTGATATACTACATAGAACAGATGGATTTGCTCAGATTGGTGTTGGTGGAATAAACAACCACCCCGATTTTGACCAAAAACAAGAGGTGTCTTTGAATTTTTCAAAACTAGCAGATGCAGATATTGGAGTTGCTTATTTTACAAGGAACAACTCTGGTTTTGATAGCAATAATCGAAAAAAATACTTTGATGAGATGGTACGGATTGAGGGTGAACTATTCATCTCAAACTCAAGAGAATCATTTGTCACAGAACAGTCAGGACTGAGGATTGAGTCGTTAGCTACTGATAAAAGCTACGGGTTCAACTTAGTATACGACGATGTTACTGGCGATATTAAGAAAAGACCTAGAAACGAAGTGAAAGACAAGACGTCCGGATTCAATGCTGACACTGGGTCTGGAAATAGTATCTATGTCTATAACAGTGGGTCTATCGGGACCTGTTCTGTAGCTCCCGGAGTCATGGGGGTAGGAGACAGTTTTGAAGTGATTCAGATTAGCACTGGTTCTGTAAACATTGCTGGAGCTGGAGGAGCTATAATTATAGGCTCTAAGACTACAATGGACATAGGTGATAGGATAAAAGTAACTAGGATCGGAGATGACACTACCTCTACCGGCGAAAACTATGTGGTTAGCGCAGGGTAAGGAATAATATTATGGCACAAGGAACAGATTACAGTGGAGATAAACAAGGTTTACTCCAAGAAGGTATAGAAAACAATGTCTTTAAAAACGAATTACAAGCCGTTGACGGTGATGATAATCAAGAAGCGCTAAAGAACCTTGCGGAGACATTTTGGGCTCCTGAGGACGGAAAGAGCTACGCTAGAATGAACGGTCAATGGGTAGAAGTAGAAGGATTTCCTGAAGCGCCTGTTGACGGTAAAGAATATGCTAGGCAAAACGAAGGATGGGTAGAAGTAAGTGGGTTCCTTGAATGGAAGTACACCTCTGATCAAGACTCCGTTACTGTTGGGCCTAAAAAAGGATACACATACACAGGGAACTCTGATTCATCATGGTCTCTCCCTGATCCCTTAGGTAGTGAGAATGGTCAGTACATAGGTGTTAAGAATTCATCTGATTATTCTCTTGCGATAAATAAAAACAACGGGTATTTCTTCCAGAAACTAAATCCTGGAGATTCATTTATCTTTTCTTTTGAAGGAGAAAGCAATGAATGGCAGATAGTGTCTGATTATAGAGCCCCTGAGCCGATAGATGTGTCTCAAGCTATATTTTATGTTGACGGCAACCTAACAACAACAGGTAACGGTAGTTTTCTAGCTCCATTTATGACTCTAGAAGAGGCTAGAGACTCAGTTATAGGGACAGGTACAAATGGCGCTCCTCAATTCCTAAACTCTAGGATCGAAGTATTAGGAGGTGTGTTTAGTATATCTAGTGGCGATAATTTTTGGATAAACTATTGTCTATATAACTTTGCTGAAGGGGTTCAAATAAATTACAGTGGCGCAGGGTACTTTATCGATACACAAATATTCGACACGGCTACAGAAGGTGATGCTGAATTTTATATAACAGGAAGTCTTTATTTTGTTTCCGATAGCTCTAATAGTGGTTTTCTTAAGGCTTGGCAGTTCGCGGCTAATGCTCTAAAAAATAGCCACAATATTACTATCAACTTAAGTAGACTCGAAACGACAGTTAACAGACCATCATCTCCTTTGATATACTCAGGCAATGATAACAATAATAATATTGGTAATACAGGTGGATATAACAGAGTTGCAATCAATGTCTCTGAAGCTATATGGGTTAGAGAGGACGGCTTATCTCCTTCCGTAGCAATGATTGATAATTTAGGAGCCTTGAATTTGACTGCACCTCAGATAAGAAGCAGCTCTTATTCCTCTCACCCTAACGGTAGCTCAAGAATAAAGATTAATGGTTGCTGGGATTTCTCATTGAATGATGCTGAGGTGAATGGAGGTAATGTAGATAGTTACATAAGGGTTGAGGGCGACTGTTATTCAGTTTTCTTCAACAATGTATCTTTTGGGGCTGCCGTGATCCTCCAAGACGGAGCTGTATCTTTAGGGTTTGATTACTCTTACAGCACTAGAGGTTACACACTAGGTCAATCTGTCGATTCAGGTGTTAGATTCAGTAATTGTAAAACAATATCAAGTACTGCAGGAGCTTTTTTTGTTCAGAACTCTACCGGTATTGATGCTAGGGTTGACTTTGTTGATTGCTCAACTACTGTAGATATAGATCCTACTAATATTATAGAGTGTCAGTACTATAATAATGGAGTGGTTAATTTTCTTACTAGGGTTAATCTTTTTGCTGGTGTAATTACCTACACTAACGTACCTACATCTGCTCCATCTAGGACTGGAGCTGTGTGGAATAATTCAGGAGTACTCACTTTAGTCTAATTTGAACGACCGAAGGGAGTGGTCAAAAAAAAGGGGATACAGCTCATTACGAACTGTATCCCCTTTGTGTTTACTTAAAGCACTTCTTAGCTTTCTTTAGAACCTTATTAAGTTTCTTCTCAATCTTATCCATGTCATAAGTTTTGATTTGAGATTGATTTTCAATGAATGTGTTCTCAAAGTAATCCATGTCTAAGTTCTCCCCATCGTTATCTCTTATCTCTTCAAGTATAGCAGGCATGTTCTTTGCTACTTGATTCAGTCTCATAACCTCCAAGAAAACCATATCTGTTATTCTTTTATTGATTTGGTCGAGGTCTTCATTCTCTTTAGAAAAAGCTAATAGCTTGATTAGCCTAATACCAAGCATTTTTGCATTAAACTTGTAAGAAAGGAGCAAGTCTTTTTCTGTTTTTATTGCCATCTCTAGCAATTCATCTTTTGTGTATTTCATATTAATGTTTTAAAGAACTCTAGTTCTCGTTTGAATTTAATAGGCCCTTTGAATAACCTTTGATATCCTGCTTTCCCTATTTCCCAAACTTCGAAATAACCACCGAAATCCTTGAGAAGCAAGGAGTTAAAGCCACAATCTTTATTCCATTTGTACACGTCACAATCTTCAATAACTTCTTCAAAGTTACCTATGTAATGATACTTACAAGATTTGATTGTGGCTTTAGATACCTTTTCCGGCCTGAACCTATGCCCTGGTGAATTATGATTTTCTTTCACGTCCTTCAGGTACTTCCCATCCAGTTATTTCATAATCCGCTTGAAGGAATTTAAGCATTCCTGTTGACTCTATCTCAGGACCTATGTATTCCGAATCCTCCTCGAACTCCTCTAGATCCTCCAAAGAAGGGAATACATGATTCATTTGCACTCCCTTTGTAATAACATAGTGAGTCGGTTCACTTTCATAGTGATTGACAAATTTTAACTTACTCATATCTTTTATTTAATTGTGAAATCTGAAACCATTACTCCTCCTTCGTATGGTTCAAAAACCATGAATCCTGACGTGGATGTAAACCCAAGATTTGAGGAATAGGTGTTACCTGTAAACACACTAGGGGCTGTATAACATCTAACATCAGCGCTATCTGTTTCTTGAAAGGCTTTTGTTGATTTTACTGCTCTAGAGTGGAAATGACCACTTATCATTATGTTTTGCCTTCCTTGCTTACCAAAACGTAATACCATCTCCGCAGGTTTAGCTGATTTAAAATGATCTCCATGGTGAGTGATAAAGCATATATCACCAATATCAAAAGAGTTGATATGATTACCATGATGTACATTGTAGCCTTTGCAGGTAAGCCCATAAGATATTAATTTTCCAACTCCGTAATCCGGATCATCGTTTTTGTCAGGTGATAAACAGTCATGGTTCCCTGATATAGTTCTAACTTCTTGAAGATTATCAATCCTTTCTAAAAGACACTTAGATAATATTTCTATTGCAGTTATAATTATATCAGCCCCAAATAGACCGTTCTCCATTCCTTGCCAAGAATTCTTGTGCTTCGAAAACACTCCTTCTACATAGTCACCAAGGAAGCTAACGATAACATTATCATACTTCATTGCATTTACCCTATCGGCAATATCAATGAGCTTGTTAGTAAGAATTCCCAAATCAAAGTCAGGGCATCCATCGATATTTTTAACCCAAGAACCCATATGGATATCAGAAATAACAACCAACCCAGTCCTACCCGTGTTTGGTAGACGCGTCGTGAACTGAACTCTCTCAAGAGCTTCGTGAATCTTCGTGTGAATTTCATCAAAATTTATTTCAT